CCTAAATCCATTAAATCTTGGAAACTAGTTTCTGCTTTCTTGCTCAGTTCATCCATCTCTCTATCAGATGCTTCTAAGCCTCTAACTGTAGGCAAAGCAGTTTCAATCTTTTCTAAGTTACTTAATGCTTCTTTAGTAACTTCTTCTGCTACGCCTGGAATAGGCTCATTCAATTCATTGTCTTCGTTAGAAGCAATATCAAATAATTCTTCAAGTTTCTTAGTCATACAAGTATTTATCTACTTACTACGACCGTTGTAGAAAAGATCGTCTTCAGTAACAACTCTGAATTGAATGCCTTGAGTTTTGCAATATGCTTGAGCATACTTCCACTTAGCATGATTGATAGCAACAGTAATTGCAGTCTTAGGATTAGTTCTTTTTTCTTCAATGATACTTTGTGCTTTTGGTTTGATTTCGATCAGTTCTGCTTTTTTTCTACCAGTTCTATCTTGGTAGACAATAAAGAAATCTGGTATGTAATTTTTTCGTTTGCCTGTAATAGGATGTATATAAGGAATTGCTATAGATTCACTAGCCCATTGCAACACTTTGTCGTTACTATCACAAAAGATCATAAACGTAAGTTCCCATCCAGATCGATATGTTGGCTTACCTTTGCCTACATATTTTTGTGGATTTCTTACAGTGTATCTGCCTTGTGCGTATTTTTGTCTACGAGCCATTATAGGGCCTTGTTATGCAATGATATTACGTTGTACTGCTTGATTAGGACTTACGACAGTGCTGATTCCATATAATGCAGTTTTAGATTTTAATAGATTTAAATAATATGCCATTTCGCTATTTACTTGTATACTTGTTTCTACATTAGTTCTAAAATAATCCATAAACACCATGATATCTGTGCCTGTTTGTTGTGCAATTTTAAACAACACAGATGCGAATTTTTTTGCAGTATCTTTTGTACTTTCAGAATTAGGGTCGCCTTTTAATACTCCAACAAAGTATGAATTTACTACGTCCCATTCATTGACAGGAACACTTAATGGTTCTGCATAAAAACTATCGAATATTTCTAGTGTGTTTTCTGTTTGTACTACTTCTAATGCCATTTTAACCGAATCCTAAATTTCTACTTATGTTACTTACTACACTCTCACCAAAATTCTGTTCCCCAGCATTTGCTCCACTGCCAGTAGTATTATTATTGTTTGCGGCTGTGGCACCACCTTGGTTAGAGATTTGAATCAATGCTGGACTTGCACCCATAGTAGGTGACCCAGAACCACCGCCATCACCAAATAAGCCGCCAGTTAATTTGTCTATAACAGCATCTTTAACTGCATCTTTAATACCGTCTTTAACAGCATCTTTTGCTTGTGCAATAACTGCTGATGGATCTAATTGTGAAAGTTTTGCTAATGCTTGTGCTTTTTCAAATGCAGTAGCATTCGGATCATTAAGAATAGCCATCTGTGCTGATGCCCCTCCTAATCCACCGACTCCTTGCCCTAATTGTTCGTTTGGACTATCTGTGTAGTCATAGTGTGCTTCAAGTCCAAATCCAGTAACTGCATCAATACCTTTAGGTCCATCTTCTTCCAGATTAAATTCTCCAGTATTGTGTGTTACTGTTTCATAATCAATTGTCATATTGTGTTGCATTGTTCCTTCAGGCTGATCATATGCATATGTATCGCCAGACCAGTTTGTAATAATTGGATTAATGAATGTATAAGCAATGTATTGATTGTTCCACAAACCATAAACTGTTATATCTTTGAAAAAAGAAGGTCTTTCTTGTTGTCCTGTAAAAGAATCTCCTCTATATCCATATTGCATGTCGCCAGATAAAGAAGGATCATATATATTACGTCTGTTATAAGTCTTTGTATCACCACTACCTAATTCTGGATTAAATGAATCTGCATAGTAATATTGATAATAAGCATTCCACATTGCTGTGATTTGAGATGCATTGTCATCATGGAATGTAAAATCTACAGGCTCATATTTAATTTTGCTTTGTATAATACGTTTTCTATTGTACTGATTCAACGTGTCAGTTTCAAATCTAAAAGAAGGAAGTTTAACTGATTTAACTAGTATTCCATAATTATTAGAAGCAACACCTGCGGGAGGAGTCCATGCGTCTGAATTGATATTAAAATAAGTATGAAAAAGAAATTTAACTTTAGGAGCATTTGAAAACTTATTCGGAATAAAAGTTTTAGCCGCATGTGTATAGTCTCTTAAGTAAACATCACTTAGAAACGCTCCGACTAAACTATCTTTTAGACTAGTAAATGCTGGATCAGCCATATATTTCTCCTATAGTCTTATTTATCTCTTTAAAAACCCCATAAAAAAACCGGGCGAACCCGGTTTTTAAATTTACTCTGTTTGCTATTAACCAGTAGCAGTACCTTGATCTGGTGCTGATACAGCATCCGCGATAGTTCCTGGTCCACCTACTCCGATCAATGCTCCTGCTCCGTCAGTTTGAACAGCATTATCATATGATACTGTTAAAGCAATTTGCACTGCTTCTGATGTTGCATAGTTTAACTGATTGTAGTTTGCTTGTTCTAAGTAGCAACCTGCTAGTTCCCATTGCTCTAAGATTACAGGATCTTTAACTCCATTACCACCATCTAAGATGTCAATGTTCATTGCGAATTTGTAATCGGCTCCTGAAGCAGATGATGCCTGCTCAAAGAAGTCTAGTTGTCTTTGCAACTGGGCGCCAACTGCTTTAGAAACAACGCCTGATGCATCGTCTCTAATGTTAACCTGAAGTGGCTGCCATGAATGTTTACCTGCTAGATAAATCTGTGAATTATAAACAGGAACTGTAATTTTTGCGAACTGTAACTGTGGTCTTGCTACATCAATAACTTGACGTGTCAATGTAACTGAACCTTCAGCATCACTACCAATTCCAAAGTTAGTAAACCCAACCCGGAATCTGTATTGAAGTTTAGGCATCAATAAGTTGACGTTCTCCCTACCTTCTGGTTTAACTGAAAGGTTTTTTAAAGTATCTGAGGCTGATGCCATTTTAATCTCCTAATATTAAATATATCTCTTAAATATATTTATCTTTTTTTTTAATCAAAGAGGCCGAAGCCTCTTTGTATATCTTTTTTACGATCCTGATAACTCACCAGTGTTAAAGATTCTAACTGGAATGTATATGAATTCAGCCGCTTTCACTGGCTCAACTGCTATATCAATCCAAAGTTCATTTCTATCAATTCTCGCTGGAGTATTGTTAGATGAATCACAAACTACTGAGTAATCAAATAGACCACGTTTTGAAACTAAATCAGCAAACAATGTTTCAACTACTGCCGCAATTGATTTTCTTGTTTGAACATCATTTGGTTCAAAGACAAATGGTCGTGCCGCTAATACTAATTGTCTACGTATGTAAGCGACTAATCGTGCTACGTTAACTCTATCTAAAGCAGATGATGAATTAAATGAAGTTTTGTTACCATAGTTCAATAATCCTTGACCTGTAAAGAATACCATTGGATTAATAAAGTTTGTGTATAACACATCTCTAATACCAATGCTTGTTTTAATTACTTCAAATTCACCACTTGCTGAATCTAAGTAACCAATGCTTGAAGCATTGTCGATAATACCACGTCTAGTTCCTGCTGGCGCTAACCAAGGATAAGCAACATTGTCATTACGTAAGATTGTACGTGTCATCATGTGAGATGATGGAACTGCTACTAATTGACCTGATAGATCAGTAGTAATACCTGATGGATAGAATAGACCCATATAAGTATTTCTAGTTACTAGACCGTCTTCACTTGTTGCTGTTGCTCCTGCCGCGTTAGTTGCCCAAGCCTGAATATCAGTTGCACTATCTTTCAATCTCATTGGTGTATCACCAACGATGTAAGAAGTTTCGCCTCTATCAGAGTTCAATGTAACCATATCTGGTTGTAACTCAGGATAGTTTGGACATGCTTGTAAGTTGAAGTAGTTATCTTCATCTCTAATAGCAGTGTTAGATGCGATTGCTGATCTCATTGATGTTACCACCATTGCTCTTTGAGCCTTACGACCTGCGTACATAGAACCGTCTGCTTCTAAACCTGAAGCAGTTACCCATGCATCTTTTACAGTTGGTAATACTTTGTTAGGGAATCTGTCAGCATTGAAGTAATTAATTCTGTATTGCTTGACATTGTATCCTGAACGTCTCATGTTCCACATCAGCATACCTACTGGGTAGTTTGCTGTATTTGGAGCATCAACGTCTAAGTAATTACTTGCTAGTAATGATACGATGCTTGGAATAGGATCGTTTGCTGGATTAGTTGTTCCGTTAGTTGCCCAACGTGCATCTGCAAATAAGATACCATCTGGTGAAGTTTGATCACTCTTATCGAGTAAGACCCACTTATCAACTGCTGAACCACCACCAGTTTGTTGTACTGATTCCCAACGATATAATGTTGGATAGTTTTCTAAGTCTGAGGTATCTAACCAAAGATCACCGTATGCTAATACTGTTCCATCACTTTGAAGTGAAGGTTCACTAGCAGATACGAGAGGACCTTTAGGATCAGTTGTGTTTGCAACGTTTGTGTTAACCATTCCGTTGCTATCATAACCTTGATTTCCGTATCCTTTCCAACCTGTTGATGTATTAACCATGATATCACATTGATCAGTTGCTGTGTAATACCAGTTAGTCATGTTAGTTGGGATTGCAGTTGGTGCACCTTCATTCGCTGTTAATGAATATGCTCCAGTTGTTGTTAATGAGAATTCTCTCCAGTTAGATAACTGAACTGTGTACATATCTGGACCAGTACCTGAATACCAAGTATAAGCATCAACTGCACCTGCAGTGACTTTTGTTATAGTAACTACTAAGTCATTTGCTGGAGTTGCTCCGCCAAAATCTACGCCTGAGAAAGTAACTCTGTCGCCTACTGCATGTCCTGTACCTGCGCCTACAACTGAAATTGGATTAAAATCGTAGAATCCATAGTTATTTGTTACAGCAATTTGTAATCCTGTACCTGAACCTGTTGTTGAAGCCTGTGTGCTGTTAAAGGTAATGTCATTTCTGAAAGGACCTTCTTTACCACCTACAGTAGTAGATATATTGAATCCTGCTTCTGCCCATAAACCAGATGATGTTCCGTCTGCTTTATAATCATCTAATACAATAACACCACCTGCTGTGTGTGTTAATGAAATAGTACCGTCATCGTTAACTGATGCAGATGTGTAAGGTATGTTCGCCGCTGACCATGCAGTTACGAAATCTGTAGCATCTGTAGCATCTGCTAAGTTGAATGGATATGAACTACTAAGTGTAGAAACACCTGGTGTTGAAATTTGAACTCCTGCAACATATGGTCCTGAAGTAAAGTCTGGTGTAGTATTTACACCTTTAACTACAGTTGCGCCTGTTGCCGCTCTGTACCAGTAGTAAACAGGACCTGCATTGAAGTCGCTGTCGAATCCATACTGAGTATAAACGTCACCTGCCGCTATTGCTCCGCCACCTGTTGAGTCTGCTGAATAGATTTGACTCCAATCAGAAGTTGCGAATGACTGAGTTTTTGCAGTCCAAGATGCAGTTGTTGAGTTGTATGAAGAGATTACTGGTTGTAATCCTGTACCGTTAACCTGAACCCATGTAGAGCCTGTTGGTGCTGGATAATCTTGTGCTGACCCCCAAACTGGTTGTTGAGCAGAAGTTCCATATGCAACTCTTGGCTGATATGAAAGTTGTGCCGCCGCTGTATAACCTAAGTCAGTCATTATAGTACCAGTAGCATCATGCAATCTTACGAAATATGCATTTAAATTAACATCGTCACTGTTAGGTGTTCCACCTGTTTGAGCAGAATAAATGTTAAGTTTGCCATTAGAAGCATCTGCTGAAATGTATTCCCAGTTAAGAGAATTAATGTCTTGTGCTAATTGATTAACAGTGTTGTTTGGTGCCGCCGCAACTACGAGAGAAACAGTATTACTGCCTCCTGCGCCTAGTCCACCACTAATTGAAAGTTCAACTGTATCTCCTTCAGTCAATGTTGGGTTAGCAGTTGGTGTTACAAGTGTAGCAAAAGAGTTCATCCAAGGAACTGATCCTAATTCTACCCAAGCATTTGAACTATTTTTGTACCAATATGTTTGATTAGTAGTTGATGTTGGAGAATCATAAGTAGGGATAGCAACGATTGCATAATCACCGATGTTACCAACTGATGATAGTGGCTGACCACTAGATACTTGAGATGCTAATGTAATTACGATTGGAGTTGGTGCAGTAAATGCTTGAGTTGATTCACTCCATATATTAAGTCCCCATGTAGAATCAGTAGCATCTAACCAGTAAGCGCCATTTGTTGGTGCTCCAGTTGGACGACCTGTTGATCCGACTAAACTTGCTAGATCGATATCTGCTCTTAATGCATATACTTGATTAGTAATACCAAGTGCTGAATAAGCCGCTAATAATCCATATTCATTTAATTCATATCCTTGGATTGGTGTTCCTGCAGATGATGAGTAGAAGAATGGATTACCATATAGAGTAACTAAGTCTCTTTGACTTGTAATTGTATATAGTTTACCTGCATTTGCAGAAGTTGTTGCCGCCGCTGTTGCAGTTGATGTTGGATCCGCTTTGTTTTCTGCTGTCGCAAATAAGAAAAACGGAACTGATGCTGGTGCTCCAGCAAGATATTGACTTTCGTCAATAACTGAGACTTGTACGCCTGGTGATGTTAGTGCCATGATAATATTCCTTTTGTATGATTTTGAGGGTTACACCCTGATTGTTTTTTCATACTATTATTTATCATGTATTACAAAAAACAACGGATTAAAAAAACCTTTGAAGGTTTTGAATAAATAACTGCATGGAATCAACGAGACCTATCTGTCAAATTTGCAATAAAAACGTTTGTGCTGTTAATTATATAAGAAAAGGCATTAGACATTATAGAAGTAAATGTGATTCATGTATTCACCCAAATAAAAAACCAATTTTTTTGTGGCAACAAGCAGGATATGAAAAACAGCCTAACTGTTTTTTGTGTGGCTTTAAAAGTTTATACTCTACACAAATGACTGTCTATCATATAGACGGCAAACCTCGAAACGTAAACTTTACTAATTTAAGAACAATCTGTTTAAACTGTATCGAGGTCGTCAAAAGAAAAGAAATAGTCTGGGTGAGAGGAGACTTAACTGTTGACTATTGATTCCATTGCTTTATGCAAATCATCAATCGTGCCGTCATTCTTAATAGTGTGATCGTAATTTAATCCTACACTACTATATTCACTAGCATGAATATTTAAATCAGTTAATCGTGCAAGTGCTTGAGGATTTCGAGTGTGATTGTAATCCACAGCATCTACGATCCATTTAGGATAATCACCTCTTTCGACTCTGATTGTAGTTCCACCTGCATTTTTAATTGCATCGACTTCATTCTTAAATCGACAATCAGTTATAACTACATCATCTTGTATATTACGCAATTGATTTTCTACTGCTGACACCCAGATATCATTATGAAATGATCGTCTGCCTACTTCAGTTCCCCAATACTGCAAGACCCAACGAGGAGTCAGATGAGGCATGGCTAATCGTTTTGCCCACCACTCATCAACTTCTTCTCGCCACTCTCTGCTAGATTGAGTTGTGCCTTCTAGCATTTCTCTATCCCAGCCAAAGATTGCAGACACACAATCCTTCAAGGGACCTGCATAACTCAGTTTTTTAAAGCCATGAAATCGAATAAGATAATCAGCCGCAGTATCTTTACCACTGCTGATAAGTCCTGTAATGCCTATAATCATACGGAATAGTCCTCTAGTCAAGTAGTCACTATTATAAACTATACGGGAGGGAAAGTCAAGTCTTTTTGGTTAATAAGAGCATCATAGGGTAAACAAAAGGCTCTCAGAAGTTTATCCTTATTTACATGCTTAAAAGGAGGACATTTTTGATATAACAAATCCCATTCACGGGTTAAAATCTTTTGCCATTGTGCATGATTATGTTCTATATCTTCCCAAATCTCTTGTCTACGAGAGTGTGAGTTCTTTAAAAAACTAACCACTCTTTCATATGCAACTGTTATATATTGCTCTAAGTCTTTATCATCAACAATTAGATTATTAGGGTGATTAGTATATTTTCTAAAAGTTCTAAACCCTAACGATTCTAAATGTCTATCAAGCATGTCATTGCAACTTATGCCTATGAATGGCTTTTTGACTGCTATTGGTTTCCAAGTTTTTTCTGTAACCGAAAAACTTTGAGAATCTTCAGGATAATTTTCAGTAAGAATTTGTTTCCACCAAGTCTCTGGGTTTATGATAAGTCTAGCATCATTGTATGCAGGAGGAAAAACGTAGTTAGCAATGTCAAATGAATTTACATGTTGTTCAATCATTTTACTGAATTGATCACCTTCAAACTCTTTTGCAAAAGTATGATACAAAGTTTTCATCTTAGATAAATCTAAATCTAAATCATAAAGTTCATTCATCCAATCTATCAAATGATTGTAATTGTTTTCTCTAAAATGTTCATTTGTTTGGTCATTCAATCTGTAAGTTAATGAGTAGTCCAAAACATCTAATTTATTTTCTGTATGAAATTTGTATAAGAGAGGAAACTTGTGAGGTCTATTGGTTATATCTCCAATCATCCAAACTGCTTTATTGTAATTAAAGCCTAAATTAACTTCAGCCTTTCGGAACCAAGTGTTATCATAAGAATTGTCTATACCAATTGCTTTTTCTTCTGTACCTTCAGATCGTAATAAAAAGTAATTGAGTCGAACACCATAAGTAGGGTAATGATCTGTAAGACTTGTAAAATTAATATAAGTGTTTTCATATAAGACATACACTGATTTTAAATTGGGAAATAAATTGCTAGTTTTACAATAATGAAGACAATCTTCTATCCAAGATGTATGATTACTGTTTACTTGAGGTTCAAATAAAGCGAAGCCAATGACAAGATACTCAATATCATTTATTACTGATTGGTCAACTGGTGTATCTAAATGACCACGAAAAGGTTGCAATGAATTATTAATTGCATGACCAAAACTTGATTCAGTAGTATCACAAGAAGTCAGTAATGCCCATATATTATCATGGAGCAAAATGCTTCTTATGTCATTGCTCAGATCGTCAATTATCCTTGAATCCAAGTAAGAGGTTGTGAGTAGTCAACGTAGTCTCTGAGGTCTTTAAGACATCTTTCTTGTTCTTGCTTACCTTCTGCTTTCATAGCCGCTCCGTTTAGAGCAGTACCACCACCTGGACCTGCAACTGTTGAGAATTTTTCACGTGCTTCACCTATAATTGTTTTAAGTGTTGCAAGTGTAAAGTCATACATCCATGGTGTGATACCTGGATCTTGTAGTAATGTTGTTTCTGGACGAGTAACATCAGCCCAAATAAGAATCTGTTCACCTGAGCCTTTAAAGTCTCTAACAAATCGAATTGTTTTAGTGACAGGATCAAATGTGTAGATAACATAACCACCAAACATTCTAGCGGCTAGTTCTACATACCCTGCATAGAAGTCATACGTTGCTAGTCCACCTGCATAGTTATAGTTTAACAAGTAAGTGTTTAGAATAGCAGATGAGAATGGATCAAATGACGATGCACCTGGCCCTGTTTCAAGTCCGATTGTACGTCTGAAACATTGTCTGACGTTAATGAATTCAGTTGGCAGTGTATAAGTGTCTTGGTTTTTGTCTACTGTCAGCAGTGTATAAGATTCTTGCACAGAGTTTTCTGCACGTTGTCTGTAAGTTAATACTGAGTAGTTGTATGCTTGTTCATAATGCTCTGGATCTAATTCTAAGTCAATGATCCCTTCACCTAATCGGAAACGCAGGTTCTCAAACATGGCCTCTTTTAGTTGTTCAAGGTTTCGATTGTTTGGTACTGCTAATTCGTTTGCGGGCATAAGATAAATTCCTGTTATGAGTATTTATCTTCTTAGAAAGCCTTTAAGATAATAAGAGAATCATTAAATCTACCAGTTGGTTTGATGCCTACTGCTTTAATCTTATCAAAGTAAGTTCTAGCGGCTGGCTTACTTCCCATAACTTCTTTAAGTTGCTCTTTAGGTTTACGTAAAGTCTTAATTGCACTCTTTGCCTTGTCAAATCCATGCAAAGTGTTACCCTTTACAAACATTTCTCCACTCATACTATCTGCAACGTAGTGATGCAGTTTTCTTTTCGTAGTATCATAGACCCATGCTTCTTTACATAAGTGAAGTTCTGTTGGTCTGATGCTTTCTAGTGTAAGTTTTGTTGTTTCACACTCAAAACGTTTCTGATACTTTAACTTCTGTGTTGCTTTCTCAGGAGTGATAGGCTTAGTCTTACGTTTAGCCCTAGACTTAATCTTAAGTGTAGCATAAGAGTTCAACACACCATTTACTGTGTCATAAAGACCAACAGTTGCTTTAAGTTTCTTTTTACTAAAGTGACTATATGCTTCAACTAACTGTTCATCTTTACCTTCAATTACTTCTTTAAATTCTTTTTGTTCTCTATCATAGGTTGAGGTCAATAGAGGAATATGATTTGCTAATGGATTGTACTTGTGTAAAATTTGTAAGACTTTGCTTTTAAACTTATCGTCAATCTTTATCTCATCTTCAAAGAACTCATCCATAAGACCATCGATTTCTCCTCCAGCCTCTAGTAATTTATCTTTCATTATATCTTGGATAGAAGGGCGATTAGGTTTGTCTTTTGCTTTTTCTTCTTTGACTTTAGCAATCTTCTCGCCTTTTTCGATCCATTCTTCTTTGAGTTTTGCAATATGGCTAATATGATTTTGTGGCATGTAACCCACTTTATCTAAAAACCAAATTGAATTTGCAGTCCCATTAAAGTTCCAATCTGGATTTCTGAGAATGATTTCTACTTCTTCAGTAGGCCAGCCTGCATCTTTTTTGATCCATGATTTACAACGAACCAATCTTTTCTTATCGCTAATTTCGGTTCGGATAAAGTATTGGGCATCTTGGAATGCCTTTTCTCGTGCATCTTCGTCAGTGATACCTTTATACTTTTCCCATTTAGGTTCAGGCGTGAGATAAACTGTTTTTACTTTCCGTCTAGCCATTTTGTCTCCAATTTTATCTGTGTCATTTTTAGCAAGATAGAAGTATATAGCATTTAAATCTAAAAAGCAATATTTTATTTACCCAATTGCCCAGAATTTGTACAATGAACCGATTCCGATAAATATAGTTATGCCAAGATTATCATTATACCGTCCCGAAAAACAAAGTGACTACAAGTTTATGGACAAGATCATTTCCGAACAACTGACAGTTGGCGGTACCGATTTGTACATTCATAAATATTTGGGTCCAGACGATCAAGGTCCATCAGCAGACTTTACTCAGCCTCAATATGATAAACTAGAACCGACAAACATACAAGACTTACTGTTCTTAGAGAACAGAGATCGTAAATATGCCAAAGATATATATCGATTACGTGGGCATTACAATGTACAAAACTTAGACTTTGATCTCAGTCAGTTTGGCTTATTCTTAAGTAATGACACTATTTTTATCACAGTTCATTATAATGACATGATTGATATCTTAGGTCGAAAGATGATGGTAGGAGATGTTATCGAACTACCTCACTTACTAGATTATAATCCTCTTAAAGAAACTTTCCCAGTTGCATTAAAAAGATTCTATCAGATTACAGATGCTAACTATGCAAGTGAAGGATTCTCACAGACTTGGTATCCACATATGTGGCGTATCAAATGTGAAATGCTAGTAGACAGCCAAGAGTTCTCAGATATTTTAGAACAGCCAACTGATATAGACAATTATCTTGGTGATTGGGACAAAGATAAAACATACCCTGCAGGATATGTTGTCTCATTCGGTGACAAAAATTACAAAACACTACAAGAAGTACCAGCAGGCACTAAACCAAATGCAACTACACCTGATCTATATTGGGAACTAGATGTAACAGATACATTAAAAGACGTACTTGGTCGATATAATGAAAATGTTCGTATCAATGATGCTAACTTAAAAGAAGCAGAACGAATTGTACCAAAAGCAGGTTATGATACATCTAAATTATATGTAGTACCTGGTTATGGGGTATGGGAAGAGAACGGTGTTAAATCTGGCAAGTACAATCAACCAGCACCGCCAACAGATGTTCGTTCATGGATGCCTGGTAATAATCCACTTAGTGGTACTGGTTCAGTCGTTACTATGCGTAGTGACAAATACAAATATGCATCATCTGGTATTAGAATACCAAAAGAAGTGATGGATGTTATGCAATCTAAAATTAAAGAAAAAGACATCGACCTTGAATCAATGATTGATAAGTTTGTACAAGCAAACTTGTCTATACTGACAGAAGATCCAGAGATGTCTCCGACAGGTTCAGGTTCAGGTCAGATGGAAGGCACAAAAGTCTTAACTGTAGATATCTCAGGACCTGTAGTAGGTCCATATGGTACTGCTGATAATACTTACGCAACAGCAGACCAAGATCCAGATGCATCAGGGTTCACAGGTACTGAGCCATATGGTCCGAATACAATGGACTATCGTGCTGACTGTGATCCTCGCTTCCAATACATAGCAAGATCAACACCACGTGACTTTGGTTACACATCAGGTTACTTAACTGGTGATGGCACAGCACCAAATGGTCTACCTGCAGGAGCAGGTATTGCATTCCCAGCATCACCAAATGTAGGTGATTACTTCTTAAGAATAGATTATTCTCCAAATGTTTTATATCGTTGGTCTGGTACTCTTTGGTTAAGAGTCGATGAAAATGTCAGAACAACTACAGGCTTTACAGCAACTGATGAATCGTTACAATCTGGATTTATTAATAACGAGGCTAATATTTATGTAAATAACGATGGGGCAAACGTTTCGTCTGCTCAACCGTTAAGTTCTTTGTTAGACTTAACACCTGATGATAATCCACCGAGTGACGGGACTTAGAACTTATGGCACAATATTTTTACGATAATCAAATAAGAAGATTTCTTCTACAGTTTTCTAAAATCTTTAGTAATTGGTATGTCACTAAAGGAAAAGATCCTAATGGAAATGATATACTAGTTAGAGTGCCAGTACAATATGGCGATGCAAGTAGACAAGCGGCAAATATTATTGCAAACAACTCTGCAAGTAATCTACCATCAGCACCTATGTGTACATACTTTATCAATGGACTAGAATATGATCAGAGACGCACACAGGAGCCCTTCTTCGTTGAAAAACAAAACATTCGACAAAGAGCATACGATGATGGTACCGCTTCATATGAGACAACACAGGGGCAGGCCTTTACAGTTGAAAAACTAATGCCTGTACCATATACATTAAGAATACAAGTTGATTTTTGGACTACTAACTACAATCAAAAATTAGAATTGATAGAACAGTTAGGAACATTGTTTAATCCAAGTTTAGAAATTCAAAGCACTGATAATTTTGTTGATTGGACATCATTAACAGTTGTATATCAGGACGGGTTAACATTCTCATCTCGTTCTATTCCTATGGGAACAGGTAATCCAATTGATGTGATGACTTGGAAGTTTTATTTACCTATATGGTTAACAACATCTTCTAAACTCAAAAAATATGGTGCTGTTCACAAAATCATTGCTTCTATATTTGATGGTAAAGGACTTGAAGCAATGCAAGATGACAATTTGTTATTAGGCAACAGACAAAAACTTTCACCATATGGTTATAAGTTGTTGTATATAGGCAACACAATACAATTATTGCCGCAAGATTCAACTACAGCAGATACACCAAACACAGATTTAGATGTCCCAGTAAATCCAGATACTGATCTATTTTGGACATCATTGTTAAACATGTACGGAGCATATCAACCTGGAATAACTCAGTTATGGTTAGAAAATCCGTATATGGAAAATGAAATTGTAGGAACAATTGTTGTCAATCCATTAGATGATCGTTATTTGATTTTTGATGTTGACCCAGACACATTACCAGCAAATACATTAGAGCCTGTGACAGGAGTAATTAATCCACAAATCACTGGACCAAATGCAGGACTACCTGGAGCAACACCTGGAACTAGATATATCTTAGTAGATGATATAGGTTCAGATTCTGCATCATGGGGAGTAGTCATAGCAAGTGTAACTGGTCAGTCTACAACACCAGAAACAATTAATGCTACTGATATGGCACCAGGTGTAGAGTACATGATTGCAACTGCTGGTACAACTAACTATGCTCAGTATAGTGCGGCTGACAACGTTCCAGGAACTGTTTTCACAATGAACAATGTACAGCCATCAGGATCAGGTACAGTGTATATAGTTGAGGTCATCGATAGAAATATTAATGACATTATTGAATACAATGGCACTCTTGGCAAATGGTTTATTGCATTTGATGCAGATAAGAACGAAGACGAAGTTGAGTATCTTACTAATTTATCAACCCAAATTCAATATAGATGGTCTGCAACTCCAGAAGATTCTGACGTAACCCCTGCACAAAAAGGTCAGTGGATGAAATCTTATGAAGGCTATTATGGAGAAGGTGATTACAGCATAGTTATTTAAACAGGCTCTGTTTGCCTAATAAATAACTGCATGATCATTATTAATCAATCTGCTGGAATATTTTTCTACAGCAAATCTACGCAACGATATCTTTACTTGTTAAGAAACGAGAATAAAAATCCTACGTGGTCTATTCCAGGGGGCAAGATTGAGAAAAATGAAACATTGCTTTCTGGATTAAAAAGAGAATGCCAAGAAGAAATTGCATATTGGGACGATGAGTTTAAATTAGTACCGATACAAAAGTTTGTTAATAATACATTTGCATATCATACGTTCTTCTGTGAAATAGAAGAAGAATTTCCACCACTTCTTAATGACGAACATTGTGGGTATGCTTGGGTAGGAAATAATAGATACCCGAAACCATTACACCCAGGTTTGTTCTCAACAATCAACATTGACACTGTTGTAGAGAAACTAAAGGCTCTACAGTCTCTGTAAACATGCTCTTAGAGCTTCGGAAAGACGTTTTGAGAGACTTAATCACTATCAATGGGTAAGAATATAGATATTGATCTAATCGATGCTGAGATCGATTCTATGCAATCTGGATAAATAATACTATGAGTAACAGAAAAGGCAAGCCAAGCGTAGGAGATTACATAGAACATTTTTGTTCTTTGAACGGTAGATTTGAGGGTATTATTACAGAAATATTATCTACTCAATTTATATATGAAACGCCAGAAGGTCATTCAAGGTTCTGTTTATATAAAGAGAATTGGAATTACGCCAATTTATCAAATTACACCCAAAAAGAAAGGGACTAAGTCCCTTTCTTCACATCACTCGATGTTATTTGTTAATGCATGAACATCATTTCGATTCCTGAGTAGCCTAAACCACCAAGAACAAAACCTGCACCAATAAGCATCCATCTCCATTTTTCTAGCCCAGCAATTTTACTTGCCATCAGATCATGTGATTCCTGATTAGATTTATTAAAGTCTAAAAGCATTTTATGCGTTGATGCATTGCCTTCTTTAATTAAATCAGTATTAGTTTTAATATCTGCTTTGACATCTTCAAGGGCGGTATCAAATTTAGTGTCGAGGTTTTTAAACTCAACTTTTAATACCGCAATATCAGTATCGTACTGTGCTAACTGTTTTTGTGCTTGTGCTTGTGACTGCGCCATAATCTAGTTGCCTCAATATTATGCTGATGGCAATTCAATTACTGGTTTCGCTGAACCTGCTAACGGACTACCTGCAATTGTTTCAAACGTTGCCTGCATTCCACTTTGATTGGCTTCAGTAAAGTCTGATCCACTAGCATCAGTGAATGCTAAACCATTAACATCAGATACAGATTTGATGTAAGAAGTAGCCGCATTGTCGTATGTGCCTTCCATGCTCATTTCACCTGCAAGTAAATCTGCTTGTGCTTTCTTAACTAATGTACAGATACCTGATCTTGTGCCTGCCGCGTTGCTTACTAAGTACTTTCTTTTGCCTTTTTGACGTTTGATGTAAACTGCTTCATCATTAGAACCAAGTACTGAGATTTCATTCTTTGTGAATGTTGCTACTGCACTTAAGTCTAATTTTTCAATGTTTGCAGTTGATACAACAGTTGTTGTTGTCAATGCCAATGCTGTTCCACCTAATGTTGCTGAAACACTGAAAGTTGTTCCACTATCAATTGTTTTAACAAAATAAGTAGTACCTGCTGTTAGTCCACCGATGTCTGCACCAAACCAAATTGGAGCATTTAAATCAAATGCACCTGTTGCAGTTACTGTGATTAAGTCAGTTGTTGCATCTGAACTTGCTGTTGGTGTTGATACTACTGCTAATGCAGAGACTGTGCCTAATGGTACGTTAGCACCGTTTGATGCATATGATACTGTACCAGTACCTGCTCCAGCGGCTGCCGCTACGAATACTTCACCTAAGTTAGCACCTGTTGCACCCATTGTCTTCCATTGTGCTTCAGTTGTACCAACTGTGTTGTTGATTACATAAGTAACGCCAGTAACTAATGCACCTACTGTGAAAGGTGTGTTGTCACCTACAAATGAAAGTTGCTCACCTGCTGATACGTTAGTAGTAAAGTCTGCATCTTTGTCACCGTATACATCAGTAGTTGCTGTACTGAACCAGAACTTACCAGGCTGTGATACTGCAACTGCACCAAATGCAGTTAACTGTTTACCTGTTTGTGCAGTATCTCCACCGACTACGCCCATGTCTTGTGGTGTGTCAGATGGATATCCTTCACCGACTTGGTTAACACTTAAGTTAACACTTCCGCCAGTTGTAGTTGTTAGTGTTGGTGAGACTTGAGGTTGTACTGAAGGGGAAGAATTTAATGCAGTAAAAGTAGTTGCATTAATTACTTCGTTCACAAAGTATGTAGTTCCGCCAGTTAATCCACCTACTGTTGAAGTAGGGACAAATCTGTCACCGATTGTTAATCCAGTAGTAGAATCTACTGTGATTACGTTTGTGGTTGCAGTCGTATCGGATAATACCGGTAACGCTGAAACCTTTGCTATTTTTAATTTATTCGCCATTTTATTTCTCCTAATAATTATAGTTGACGTTCTAGGTCACACGTTCGGTGGGAATAACACCGCATGAGATTGTTTATTGAAGTTTTCGATAAACGAGAACAATCAAATGTATTTATCTAATTAGTAAGAATTATGGGTTAAATTTAGAGTCGGCCGACTGCTATTTCGATAATAGATAACTCACTTTCTGATTTATCTTGTATTGCTTTACCAAGAACAACGCCTGGGTGCATAATAGTAGCAACATGATACCAAGCAGTGGCACCACCTTGTCCGTCATGTACCATGATATCACCTTTTTCACATTTGCCTGTAACTTTACATGGCACTCGACCTTGTAATGCAACTGCAACTGGAATGCCTGAACATCCTTGATTCATAATATATGCTGGTTTTGTTGATACAATTCCTGCTACTCTGTTACTACATTTTACATCTGAAACATGAACTTCTTCATTACCACCGAAGCATACTACAGTACCTACTTCATAGGCTTCTTCACCTTTATAGTACTCAGCCAAGTCAGCATACGTTGATTCTAATCTGGACCCTGTCGTTAGTGTCCAATTACCTGTAATTGATCCTGCTGTTGTGTTTGCACCAGTTGTAAGTGTAGGTGTTTGTACTGATCCTGCATCTACTAATCCAGTGACTGCTAATGATGTTAGAGTACCTGTACTTGTAATATTTGGTTGTGCGGCTGTTGTTACTGTACTAGCCGTTGCCACAGTACCACTAACGTTAGCACCTGCGACTGCGTTAGCAGTATCAGCAAATGCAACTTCTCCTGTTACGTTGCCACCAGTTAAAGAAGTTAAGTTAGCACCATCACCTGAAACATATGTGAATACACCGCCTGTACCTGCAACATTACCTGATGTGATATTTCCAGTAACTGCTAATGATGTTAATGTACCGACTGACGTGATGTTAGGCTGTGCCGCAGTATATACTGTACCTGCAACTAATGCATTTGCAGATTGACCTGTAATATTGCCACCAGCAACATTTGATAATCCGCCACCATCACCTGTAATGACACCTGTAGTAACATCTAAAGCACCAGTCACTGTTAAACTCGTTAAAGTACCGACTGACGTGATGTTTGGTTGTGCGGCTGTTGTTAAAGATCCGCCTATTGTTGTTCCGGCTATATCAAATAATGCAGTAATGTTACCTAAATTTAATTTTGCATTAGCAGTATCAAATTCATAGCCACCACTTACATTTAATGCTTTGTTTCCTGTTCCTGTTGTGTCTACTAAAGCAGGATAATAACTTCCTGTAGTAAGATTTCCTACAACACCAAAGTCTGATACATTAGCATATGCAACATTTAAATTTGCTACACGAGTTGTAGAATCAATTTCAAGTGGAGGTGTCCCAGTTGTAGCAGTAGATACATACCTTAATGCACTGTGAGTACCAGTAGAAGTCACATTGCCAATACTTGCATTACCATTAACTGTTAATGTTGAAGTACCAGTATCATATGAAAATGATGGAGTACCTGTAAAAATACCACCGCCGGCACTAAGTTGAACTGTACCTGCTGTTCCACTAGCCGCAGATCCGCCTCCACCGCCAACACTTGTGACGGCACGACCACCAGTTGTATAAGCACTGTAGCCTGTTGCATCAACAGATAATGTTAATGCGGAATCTGTATATAATTCAAAAGTTGTAGAAGTAAGAACCTTTACATAGTAAGATACACCATTAACTTCAGTCATTCCCCCAACATCAGATACAGTTACTAGTGTTGCGTTAGTGAAGAAATTTTCTGGAGTAGTTGTTACTACTGCTGGATTTGTTTGAGTGATTCCTGTGATAGTACCTGTAAGAACTCCACTTGGTCCCCATGAAAGATTGCCAACGCCATCTGTTTGTAAAACGTAACCGTTTGTGCCGCCAGTAACTTGAACATCTTCAACAGCACCCAAAGTGATTGTTCCACCTGCACTGCCCCCTTTGTTAACCCAGTTAGTACCATCATATGCAAGTATTTCGCCATCAGCGACTGTGTTTGCTATATTTAGATTTCCAACTGCCCCATCGATCTGACTAAATGTAATGTCAGAGTATGAAGTCAATACTTCAATATTTTCTAAGTTGCCAGTGGCTGTTTTACCAATGAATACTTTTTTAGCATCACTAGCAAAGCCAAGTTCTGCTTCGTCTAATTGAGGTAGGTCAACGAGGTTTCCTGATCGTTGCTGAATTTTAGATATTTGTACGATAGCCATAAGTCTAATCTTTTCCTGTGATTATACTTATTTATCATAATTTTTTACCCTTACACTTTAGACAAACTTAGTGTAATATTCTTCTAGTTTCTTCAACCATAGTTGTTGATATTTGTCAAATTCTTTGCCTTCGATGATAAATTCTTGGTATTCATTATCTTTGCTACACATAAAGATAACACCTTTACGTATTGTTGTGCCATAAACTGCATTATGGGCATCAGCATAAGCAGTCATTTGAATAAAGTAATCGTCAATCCATTCACGTTTTTTAGGCTTGTTCGTTTGCTTATGGTCCATAATTGCTTCATCACCTGAATGTACACCAACTAAGTCAGTAGTGCCTGCATAGATTTCTGGATACCACAATGAGACTTCAGTTCCCCAATATTCATCACAGTTCACAAGTCCTTCATTTATGATTGTCTGAGCCATGATATGACTTTGTTGACTATATGGATTAGAGCCTGGTGATCCTTTATCATCTGTTAAGATATAGTCCTCAAGCCATTTATGCATACGTGTTCCGCGACCTGCGGCTTCAGTAGTGATCTCTTGTGCTTTGGCATAGCCAACTCTTTTACGCCAATTCTGAAGAGCGGCTTTCTTTTCTTCTGATGCAGTAGCAGAAAGAATAGTAGTGACACTTGGAAGTTTGTGACCATCTGGCGTTACATATTTACGTGAACCTTCAAAACTTTTTTTCTTTAATTCTTGGTACGGGTATTTTTCTGTTATCATGGTAATAAACTCCTTGTTGAGTTGTTTTCTGTGCTAGGTTTGCCAAGCCACCACTTGTTTATATAGTCAAATCCAAGTTCATGCATGTAGTAAACATTTCTGCTAAAATCTAATGGATAGTAATCAATTGCGTGATTGGGGTGTGCGTCTACTTTCTTTTGTGATTCTGGTGGGCAAATCAATAGATCATGTAACTTAGCATAAGGTAAATCAATAACTTCGATATCATCATAACGAGTTTCTATTTCTTTCCAAATATAATCTGCAAGATGTTTATGTCCTTCTTCTGTTTCATGTAAGCATGTTGTCTTTTCAAAATCATCAGTAACAATATTAAAGTCTTGTAATTTGCTTGGGTGTGAGTCTAATTCATTTTTGAGAATTAATTCATATGTATCTATAAAATCGCATATGGTAGGATCACATTCTGGCATATAATCTGTAGAAAAATGAGATACATTGTGCATGTCTAAAAGATTATTGATACTAGTCCAACGATGCAATTTGTCTTGTGCTAATAAACAATAGTAATATTCATCTGAAGTTATGATAATTTCTTTTTCTAAGGGAGTAGCATTTACTGCACTGCCTACAACTCTAAACTCTTGGTTCTCTTGGTGATATGCTTCTCTACGTGATGATTGAGTGTATGCATGTATATAGAGAGGATTATTATCATGTAACAAATCTTTATAAAAGTATTGCATTGTTCTACGATAAATTGCTGTGTTACCTTGTCCAGGTAAAGCGAGATTGATTAACGGAACGCCTAAACGTTTTGCAATAATAGATGCCCATCCATTGTTGATAGGATCTTCTATTCCATGTCCGTATGTGTAACTACAGCCGTTAACGACTAAGTGTGATATTTTTAGATTCAAATTGTAAAACTCTCTCCACAACCACAACGTGCTTTCTCTAATGGATTAATGAATTCAAAACCTTCATTAAGTCCATTCTTTTGATAGTCAACTGTGATTCCTTCAAGTATGTCATTAGCCTTTGGGTCAATTAGGATTGAGAAGCCTTCATATTCATTATGAATGTCTTCTTCATTGATTTTATCTGCAAACTCAAGTTTGTATGCATAGCCACTACAACCAGTAGTTTCAATACCTATACGAATGCCAATGCCTTTGCCGCGATTAGCCAAATGAGATTTGATTTTGTCTTTTGCTATGTCTGTAACTTCCATACTTGTATTTATCCTCAACTGTTTATTATATAGATTTTATTGCAAACATGCAACATTATTGGGTGGTTAGATAATCTTTGTATGTTTCGGTTATGTCATTGAATAAATTATACTCTATCTCTAATTCATTGACTCGTTTGTTGTGATGCTCGATATTGTGTATTAAAGTGGGTAGCATTTCCTTCATTATCTTACTCAATTCAACACGAGACATTGCATTAATTGATTCTACAACTGCAACTACTTTATCAAATCTCAATTGATCATCATACGTTTCATCGTAAGATTCATCAATCCAATTACTGTATGTTTTGTAACCCATTTCTTTAAATGCTTTTAATGTATTAGGTTCACCATACACAATAAAAGGTTGCAAAGAGTACATTGGTCTTGCATGTTTTTCATTAATTTCAATTCGATTTAAATCTAATTCAAACCATGTACTAGTGACGATTTGAAAGTATGAATCAGTATGAAGACTTGATTCTAAATGAAACAAATGTGTTGGTCCATGCTGTGTAGGTTCTGAGAATTTATCTAATATTGTTGTGTCATGTAGAAATCCGTCTAATAGTCTTTCTTCTACTTTTATAGATTTTTGTATCGTATTATCAAAGTAACTGCCGCTCATTGTACTGATAAAATTATCTTCTTCAAAGTTTGGTAATTGTAATACTTCATGTATAAACTTTAGTCTGTGTTCACGTGACTTTCCACCTAACAATAACATTTTTTTAGATCGTTCTTGTAAATTTTCAATGCTTTTTACTGTCTCGTTATAGTTGTTGTTTACAAACAATGAGTCATAGTAGTTAAAAAAAGATCCATTAAGATTGAAGTTGTTCAATGTACTTCTATTGTTTACATTAGAATCTATGTAGTACAATAGATCAGAGTCTATATTCAAGTCTCTTATTAAATTCTTCATACCATGAACAATACTAGAAACGTTTAGAGATTCTACTTCATTTAGGTAAATGATGAGTCCACATTTTTTATTTAATAAATCAGAATAAAATAAATTCGATGGGTCTGAAAATTCAGTACGCCAACCAATAGATCGTCTACTTGTCAGTAGAAAATAAAATTCATCTTTGGGTCGTTCAGTTACTATTTCTGCTTCTGGGAGAAGATGTAGTGCATGTTCTATTACATGTGATGTTGGCTTATAAAATCTGCTAATTTCAAATTCATCTACATCATGTATAGGTACAAATTTTACGGTCATTTAGGAAACTTATGAGACAGAAATTCCACCAGGGAGATCAGGACGACTTTTCATTGCAGAGTTAGCCATGTTGGCTACAACTTTTTGACTATCTGGTTCTTTTTCCTGTCCAGGATTTATAGTGACAGTTTCGTCACCTTTAAAGACTATTTTGTCGCCTTGAATATTTGAGATCACACTACTAAGTAGTGGCTCATCTAACATTGTATACAAATCTTCTGTGTTGAGTACAATATCTTGGGATTGAAACAGAGCCAATAATTGATCAACCGTGTAGTTATCTGGATCAATGTCTCCATTGTCCACTAATTCTTTTAAATGATTAGTAACTGCGATGATTGATGCGGCTAAGGCTTTATCTTCGGCAGGCTCCACAAACTCGTTAAGCCTCATTAGATTTACCTTTTTGCTCTACCGACTGGTCCTGTTGATACGTCTACGTTAACATCTTCGATATCAGTAACTGGTGCAGGAGCATTAACGTCTACAACGTCAGTTCCCATATCGCCTGTTACATCTATTGCTGGATTAGAAACATCCATGCTGTCAACTCCAACTTCACCACCACCTAGACCTGAATCTACGTCACCGTCAAATGCATCTACAACGTCTCCGCCTGTAATGCCTGCTAGTGCTTGATCAAGTTGTCCTTTGACTGATACTAAACACTGATTCAATTCTGCAAGTGCTTGTCCTGCTGTTTGATCAAATGCTTGTGCTTCGTTAACACCAATTTCTGTTTGAACAGAGTCAACTAGTGCTGGCATCTCTTTGACCATCATGTCTGAGATTTCTTCTAGCATCTTTTGTACTGAATCAACCATGTCTTGTGCGGCTAAGATAACTTGTGATCTGTTAACTTCTTCGTTTTCAGTGATGATTGCTGATTTTGGTGCTTCTGGAGCTACTTTGTAATGATCTCTAAGTGCTTGTTCGACAAATACTAGTTTCATGTATGAAGGGTATTCTGAACCAAAAGTCTTTGCTTCTCTTGCTTCTGCAATTAAGCCTTTTACCTTGTTATGCATAGTTTGCGTTTGAATTTTATTAAGACCGTCTATTTTAAGATCGACCTCAAAATTCTCTTTTAACGCTTTAACTGCGTGTTTTTGCGTGTTTAAATCATTTAGTTTCATAATCAGTTCCTAGTAATCTGTACTTGAGTATATGTATTTATCTTCTGGTGTAGAATTTTTGATATTTTTGTAACGGGTTTTCTTGTACGTTTCAAAAATCTTTGTTTGTTCATTCTTAGAAGTATTTATATGTTTTTGTATTTCTAAAAGAATTTGTTTTTTCTTTATATAGTCTTCTTCTAATTTTGTTAACTGTATTAGTCTCAGGTCTAAACTGTTCTTCTTAGTTTTGTATCCTTTAGTGTGAATTTTTATATCTAAGTTAATACTACTCAGTCTGCAATCTAATTGATAAAGTTTTACAGCCGAATCAGTTCGTTTACTATTATGGAGCACACAATATGACATTGCAGTCTTAACAGAAATAAAATCTCTATTCTCCATCCAAGAACGTTGTTTTACACGATAGCAACCATCCTTTGTTTTAGTGATGTGATAGTTTCCAAACACACTAATACCAGACGAATCTTTTTTAATATAATGATGTCTTAGTCCAGACAACATTTCTTGTTTAAATAAGTGACTGATTTTTTCTTTATCTTCTTTTTTCATTTTACTCCCTCAAAGTATATATTACGTAATTCTGGTGTGGTGTCTAAAAATTTAGGCAACTGATCGGAATATTCTGTATTACATGTTAGCATAGGTATTTCATGGCAATCATATGCAAGAAGCCCATATGGTTCTGCTCCGTTATCATAAACGCCAGTATGCTGAACATGAAATTCAAATCTCCAATACCAAAAATTATCAAATTCTTTGTTGTTTTCTAATAAGAAACCAAAATCAGTGTCATCAATTCCAAATTCTATTTTATAAGGATAAGTTAAAATGTCAGGGGTACCTCGTAATGAGATACATTGTAAGATCGTGTCAAAATTTGCTTGAGAGTTTCGTTGTTGTCTCCAAAGATCAGTGTTATCCCCAATTGGCTTGGATCGATTTAACACATTCGTGTTAGTAATATCGAATAAGGTATAACATGCAATTCTTTGACTCATGTAACTATTTAGTAGCCAAAAAAAAGCCTCTAATAAAAGAGGCTTTTTAATAAGTTAATAAACTTACTCAGCGTTGAATGTTACGCCTGTAGCAGAAGTAGTAACTGCATATCCTAGAGCCGCTGTTAAAGCCACGTCTAAGTCACCTGCGTTGGTGAAGTCCCATCCCATTGTTGGGAATAATGCTAGGTTTAATACGTTTGCACCTGATCCGCCTGAAGTATCCATTTCATAGATCGCAATTGTTGATCTAGTTTGAATAGTGTCTACTGCTTTTTTCAAGTCAGCTCCAGGTAGAGTTGCTGATGCTTCTCCTGTGAAAGTTACGATACCAAACTGAAGTTTAGGACCTTGTACGTTTACTGCTTTACCAGTTGTGTATGCATTTAAACCACCATTAGTGTATGAATCTGCATCTTGGTGAAAGACTGGTTGAAAGTCACTGTTTGCTTTTGTAAATTGTGCCATTTTTCTATTTCCTTTTGTTTTGAAAGTACACGTTCCATGCACTTTATATTATTTTGAATCTCAACCATTGAGATTCATACAAGTATTTATGCCGGATGTAAAAAAATTGGGTGTTTGGATTAACTTCTTGCCGCTAGATTTTGACGGGCAAAACCCATTCTGTTGACAAATTTGAGATCATTTGCAACGAAACCTTCTTGTGTTTCAGTGCCATCATCTAAGTAACCTTTGATAGGACTTGACTTTGCGGCGTTGTCTAATTGATCAACAACGTCTTGTTTTAGATTGTATAGAGCAATCCATATTTTAAATGCTCCTAATACACCTTGTTTATGTGCGTTTAGATGAACAGATATTTTTTCTCTCATAGAGTCTGTCATTTTTCTATTCTCTACGAATTCAATAAAATCTTTGTATAAGTTTCTTAAGTTGCCAGATACAATTTTCTTGTTAACGTATACAGTGAACAATTGATTGAATGAATTTCTTGCTTGAGGTGCAGTACTAAACAATCCTTTAACAGCAGGACCATATTGATTAATAACTTTTTCTACTTGCTGTTTGAGTTCTTTATTAATTTTTAGTTGAGGAGTAACTGGCATCTTACTAGGCACTATTGCTACTTCTGAATTGTTTTTCAAATTACCAATAGAACCATCGAGTGACGATGCTTCATTTGTTGTCATAGCATTTGCTGGAATAAATTGATGTACAGCAATCCCTGCTTGTTTGCCTTTGAGCAAATGTCCTGCTTCACTATCGACATCAACTGTGTACGCAATTCCCCCAGGGTTTGCTTTAAAACTGTAAAGACCATCTTTGTCTTGTAATGGTTGACTGAATAACAAGTCTCCCCAATAATAACCAGTAGACCCTCTGTCTGACTTTTCTAGTCCAGGCCATACAGTATCAATAATACGATACAAATCACCTCTGTTTACGCCACGAGCCTTATCATATGCTTGAAATTCTTGTGGAGAGTAGACTAGTCTACCGCTACCATCTTTCTTATTGAACATGTGCTTGTCCATTATAGAAAATCTACCTTCAAGGTTGCGACCAAAGATTAATGCAGGATATCCGTCCCATTTAATTGTGATATTATTTGGGGATTGAATTGTTGCTTCTATTTGTTTCAGTGCATGTCTTGCACCGTTCTCATCATCTAAAAACACCAAGTCTTCTGGATGATCCATATGACCTGCCGCTTCGACTATGTTGATTTTTTCTAGTTGTCGTAATGACTTAGCGATAACTTCAGTAAGAGTACTCACTATTATCTCGTTTTCAATGCTGGTATTTTTTCTGCTCTTATTGCTGATTGAGTTTTAGATTCTGCGACAGTACCTTTTATGCCACCTACAGGTTCTATCATTTTTGGCCCTTGACTACTGAAGTCTGATCCATCAATCTCTGCACCAACAACTTCAGCGTTTGCTGTACCACCATCGTCACCACCATCGTCATTTGCAGGGGGATTTGCAGGCGGTGTTGGTTCATTCATGCCTTCTGGTGCTTGTGTAGCCAGCCATGTCGCATTAGCCAAATCACGTACTAGAGATTCTTTATAAGTACCATCGTCCCATTGTTCTTGCATAACTCTAAATATTCGATTTGAATATGTTTTTAATTTTTGACCTATTTCTAAACCTCTTGTAAACTCTAAATACCAATTAGACATGTAATTTTCTAATGTCATTTGATCTTCTTCTGGAGCCTTTCCAGGTTTTGCGAGATATGAAAAATCTGAATCTAACTGGCCTTTTACTAAATCATAGATTTTATTCATCATGTCTTCTACAAAATAACCTCTTGCTAACTGTGATTTAGAATTTTTTCCTTTAAGTTTAAATTTTGATGTGTCACGTTGACGACCGCCATTATTTCCTGATTGGCCTTTCTTTTCTCTATTATGCATATTATGCATTGCTTCAGTTATGATGTCATTACTTAACATGTATGTTTCCTAAATCTTTTTAATAGTTTTTGTAAATCGACTATTATCTCTACCACGAATAGAACTCAATAATTTCTTTTCTAGTAATTGTGCTTGATCATCACTATAATTTCGTTGAATATATTCAATAAGGTTCAATGCACTGGAAATAATATGATTTCCACGTGACTCTACAATGTGGGGTACATCGCGGTTTTGCCCAATCGATTCGAGTTCTTCTAATAAACTTCTTGTTTTCTTTTGCATAGTGATTCTCTTAAATCCGTGTATAGTATTTAGTCTACATTAGCCAATTAACACTAAATTCTTTAGTTTGTGTCTTTGAGGTTGTTCAATAATGATTTTAGTTTAGAACCTTGAACGTCTGCAACAACCTTTTTATTTGCAGGATCAACTTGATCCTGAACAATTTGATCTGTTACTCCAACACTAGAACTAGTTTTAAACTTGTCCATGATCGATTGTGCTGATTGTTGAGGAGCATCTGTTGCAGTACCTGATACTGTTGCAGTGCCAGGGTCTGTAATACGCAATGTTTCAACATCAAATGCTAGTTCGACTTTTTGTCCTACACCAGAACTTGATCTTGTCTTCATTAACTGAATCTGATACTGTCCACGTTCTCTCATACTGCGTGATGTAAAGATACCAAACACATTGTCTGCTGTGTTGATCTTACTGATACCACCTGAGATATGACTGTGATCGAATTCTATTTCTTCTACTGCACTTCTGTTTAACTGTGATGCAGTTACAAAGATTATATCTAATTCTTTTGCTAAGTTACGCAATTCTTCTGATACATACTTGTCTTTAACATACAAGTCACTCGGACTTACTTTAGCACTTACAGGCATCAACAAGTCTAAGTAGTCAACACATAAAAAGTCTAGTTTCATACCTGTTTGTATCTGCAACTCTTTACAATATGCTCTCAGATCGTTTACAGTAGATTGAGCAGGCATGTATTTGATTCGTAATTGACCAGCCGCTTTCTGCTTCATCTTCACTTTCATTTCAACATTGTCTAAATCTTTAAAGATTTCTTTTGCGCCAGTATCAGTAACCATTGAATCAATTCTCATTGCTGATAAATGCTCACTCAACTCTAAAGTGATATAGATACCAGAAAGACCAGCAAGAATCCAATTTACTGAAAGATTTTGCATGAACAATGACTTACCAGAACCTGATCCACCTGCAAAGATTTGTAGTTCTCCACGATTAAATCCACCATAAAGTTTCTGATCAAGTACAGGCCATCCTGTAGACGATTGACCATTGCTTGTTTTTAGATGCATCAAACGAGCCCTAGGATCATCAAAATAGTCAACACCCATATCTCTTAACAATGATATTTGTACTGCATCTTTAATTAACTTTTCGACAGGATCATAATCACCTTTCTCTAGTAAATCTGCTGATGCCATGATTGCTCGTTCTAGTTCTTGTCTACGAGTAAATGCTTCAAACTCAGTCATAAACCATTCATAGTGTCCTTCATCTAAGTCAGGAACTAAATCTATATCAACGCCTGTTGTTGCTTTAATTTGTGTCGAGTCAGGCAATATTTTATATTGATCTGAATGTTCTCTCATAAACTCTGCAACAGGTCGTAGTCTTCTGTCAAAGTTTTCTGCATTAAAAATATTAGTGATCCTAACAAACAACTCTGCGTTTGTTACCATCATTCGCAAGAACAGTTCTTGCACCTCTGCGTTAAATTCTTTTAGCAATTTTATTCCTCATAACTTCTATTTTAATTTTACTATTAGTTGCGGCTTCCAATATACTTATTAAAGTAGGAAGTCTCCCATATTTTATCA